GGCTTTGGATTCCTGTTCTGTTTGTACGTGCTGTCGACCTTTTTACGGAAGTTGCTACGGTCAGACGGTGAGAATACAAGTAGTACCTCACTGTCCTCGAACATCTCGTTGAGCTCCCTGATTTCATCGACCGCTACACCTACAAGATTCTCAAGTGTGACGTCTCGTCGTGGTGTTTGATCGAAGGGGTCTAACTGCTCGGCTATGGTTGCTGTCTGATACGCAATGATGTCGGCGTCAATCAAGACGTGGAATGGCTGAGTCATCGCTACCTCCTGTGAAGTGAGCAAAACCCACAGTCTCGATGTCAGCGTCGTGGTAACCGGCGAACCAAAATGATTTATCTTTTAGGTCGCAGTCGCCATACGGACATGAGCTCTTAGGTTTCTGATTGAAGTAGGCCTGTTTACCGGCCTGATAGATTTTTTGATCTTTGGAACTAATCCCCTGCATTTTTGTACCTCTAATGTGTGTCGGCCCAGGAACTGCCAATCTGGTAATCACCAGCGAAAGGCACGGGCAAGTTCAGGCGCTTTCCAGCCATCGCTATGCTTAAAGCGAACAGACCACCTACCAGGTCAGCTATTTCTGTGCGTGCTGATAGTTGTTGCTCGTCATGGACGTTTGCCAGTAGCGCAAAGTCTTTGCCGTGTACTAGTCCTTCACTAGGCACAAGCTCGAATAAAAAAAGGGCCAAGGCTTGCTTCATAAGAATGGAACCGCTGCCTTGTAACAGCGTGTTGAGGGCAGTCCGTTGCGCGGAACTGGCTCTACGTCCATCAGGCAAAGTCACATAGCCACGTTCGGCTGCTTGTTTCTGTACCTGCTTAATCAACTCCCCGAGGCCCAAAACGCCAGACTCAATTCGAGACCTGGCAACCTTTCCAAGAGCAGGGAAGGAACTCTTGGGAGGGACTGGTTTACCGGCTTGCTCTAGATCATCGGCAACGATCGACCCTATCTTTGTGTCTCCTGCGCCGTAGATCAGGGCGTAGTACAAGGTCTTTGCGTTGTCTCTAGACAGCAGTCCGGCTGCTTTCATGTTGATGGTGTGAGGATCGGTGCCTTCCTCTTTCTTGCCGCGAAGTACAGCCTCGGCATAGGCACCTTTGTCGTACTTGTGTAGGTAGCTGGCGAGCATGCGTAGCTCTAGCGCGTCAGCGTCACAACCGACTAACACCTGGTCTTGATCAGGCACCCACAATGAGCGCATGGCTTTGGACTTATCGACCTGTGCCATGTTGGGGCGAGAGTGCGACATGCGGTGAGTACGCGACCCACAGCTTCTAACGTAACCGTGCATACGCCCTTGCCGGTGAAGCTTTAGCCAGGCATTGCGGCCCTCCGACAACATGCCTTGCTGCTTAGTCTTGCGAAAGTACTCACGCAGTAGGCGTGCCTCTGGATAGTCCAGGCTACTCAGGGTGCCCTCATCAAGCTTAGGTCGGCCATCGCCGGTAAAGTCTGTAGGCACCCACCCATAAGCGACGTTTAACCTACGGGCTACTTGCTGGCGGCTGCCTGGATTAAACAGATCATGACTACACCGGCAAAGTGGTGCGCCCTTTACGTAGCCTAGCTTCTTGTTGTTTACACTAGGCTCCCAGGTATCTACGTTGCGCCAGGTGCGGGTCTTAAAGTCCCACGATCCTGTGACAGGCTTGAACTCGTGGGAAAACACCTTACTGAGCATCTGCTCGAGCGCCGAGATGTCCTCTGTGAGCTTTACGCTCAATTGCTCTGCGGCTGGTACGTCAAACCGGAAGCCGTGGTTGCTTTGTAAAGCGAGGCCTTGTTGCACCTGGTGCTCTAACGCAATGGCTGGCCGGTAATCGTTACCAGATCGGTATAGCTTCTTAAACTGTTGTTGGATGTGGTCATACACTCGGGCGGTGAGCTGTACGTCACGCTCTAGGTAGACCTTCATTTCTTCGCTGTACTTACTAAAGTCTTTGAAGTCTCCTTTCGGAAACCCAAACTGTTTACCAAAACTGGCTAGTGACAAAGACATACGCGATGGCTCGACCAGTGCGGCCATAGTCATAGTGTCCCAAACCTGCTCGAACACGACGGTGCCAGGGTAGAGCTTGTTAAGCGCTGGCATGTCGTAACCGATAAAGTTGTGGCCGATTAACCGCTGTGCGGCTTTGAGTCTTTGTAGGCCTTCCTCGATTGATGGAAGGTTCGCGTCATCGTTGGTGTACGTGATTACGTCTTTCTCTCCGACGACACTCACTCCGATGCAATGTATTCTGCTCAGTTCTGGTAACAGCCCGTCCCCCTCTATATCTACGACGAGTTGTTCCATTACGTGGTACTCCTACGGTAAGTCTGTAAGCAATAGATGGTCCTCAAGACTTATCGTTATTTTGGTATTAGGTGATCGTTTGCGGCAGTCTAGAACAAAGCGTTTCATAGCCCGGACACGCATACGCTGGGCCAAAGCTGACCCGCGTTTCTTGTCATAGGCTTCCTCTGCCTCGTAAATAAGCTTCAGCAGATCGGCTGCGGCTACACTTGTTTGCATTGCATACGCTCCCTAATCTCACGGTCCACATACATGTAAATGAGGCGAGCCAGGGGGTGGTTAGGTAGCTTGTTTTCGTCAGTGTCTAGATCGAAGGCTGACAGCTCTCTGGCTATAGCTTTTAGGACTACACCGACCATTAAATCCCTGCTGGCATCGAGGTTGCTATCGATGACGCCAGTCAGCTCGTCTGCAAATTGTCGCTTGTTCATACTTCCTCCTCAAAAAGGTATGTCGTCAAAGTCTGAGCCGCTATCAAAGGACTCGTCGTAGGGCATCAGTCGCCCGGTATCTCGGATGTATTTAGCTTGTCCGGCTGGACCCACCACACCGAATGGTCTGTTCTTCAAAATGCGGAATGATGTGATGTCTTGTTTGTTTTCATCGTCATCCTGCTGATTGCGCTCGGACGCGATAACGACATCACTGAGTTGCTCGAGACCGGCCGAGCCTCGGAGATCGGTAAGACTGACCTTACCGCCTTCATTGAAGCTGTCCTTACCCGCATTACGCCGGAGGTGTGATACAGCGATAAGGCCTACACCCGTCTGCTCTACGAACTGACGCAGGTTAGTCATAAGAAGATCTAGCGTCTTACGCTCTTCGACTTCCATACCACTGACCACCATGCTGACGTGATCGAGCACGATAAAGTCACACTCACAGCCGATAGCCATGTAACGAAGCTTGGTCATCAGGGTGTCGACGGTGCAACTGCCCCAGCTATCGTAGAAGTCAGACATCGCTACGACCTCAGACATCGACTGATCCCAGCTAGACTGGTCGAGTATGGTGGGCTTTTCCATAAGATCGCCCAGGGGGGTGTTGTTATCGATGGCGACTAAGCCTTGTATCGTTTTGCGATAAGACTCCTCAAGCATGACCCAACCGACTCGCTGCCGGTGCTCCCGTATAAGGCCATAGCCTATCTCGCGCGCCAGTGTCGACTTGCCTATGCCGCTACCCGCTGTGAGCAGTATGAGCTCACCTTTACGAATACCACGCAATGCTGAGCTGATTCCGGCGTACGCAATACCGTACCCTTTAGGCGTAGCTTTGATAATGTCAGCGAAGTCGACCTCATGGCCTCGCTTGATGCCATCGGGCCGGAACGGTACGGCGGCGTACACGGCGGCCTTTAGCTCTGCCTCTTTACCGGACATCAGCATCTCGCTGGCGTCTTTCATTGGTAGCTGTGCGATCTTAGCTAAGCCAGGGCGTAGTAGTGCGGCGCATTCCTCTGCCGCCTTCTTACCGTGCTCATCTTGGTCAAACAGAAACACTACTTCCTCAAAGCTCTCTACGAACTCAAGCTCGCGTCGCAGTGCTTTGACTGCGCCTTGTGCGCCGTTAGGTACAGAGACGACCTGCCAAGTTAGCCCAGTCACCTGGGCGTAGCTCATCGCGTCAATCTCGCCTTCAGTAATGACGAGGCGTTGACCAGGTGCCCATAACTGCTGGCCGAATAGACCGGCCTTAGACAAGTCTCCGATCACATAGAATTGCTTGTCGGGGCCTCGTACTTTCTGCGCTACATAGGCGTTGTTACTGTCAAAGTACGGGGCGTAATGGTTGCCCTCTGACACGGTGTACTTAAACTTTTTTAACGTGCGCTCGAACAGGCGTCGATCTACTAAATCGATGTAGCTACCTGTTACGAATTCCGTCACGTTGTTTGACCTCTGTGTTGGTTGTGGTGGCTGTCCTTCTTCGAACGGATCGACCTGTGCTACATGTCCCTGGCACGAGTAACAAAACCCGTGGCCGTCGTCATAAACGGCAAATGCGTCACTGCTCGGACATAGTGGGCAGCTCCTTTTTTCTACTAACTCTGACGTTGTCATCCCTTTCTCCTAAATTGCGTACACCCGCACTAGCGTGTGCGGCTCCTCATTCTTTTTTGCGTACCGTTTGTGGGCTATCAGGAGTTCGATCTGACTGTCGTCGTACCAGAAAATGTCAGCACTGGTCATGCAGTCGAGGGGGAGTTTGCTGAGGTTGTCGATGTCGTACCGAGGAGCAGCTAGGACCACCTTCTTTGGGCGGGCGCATACGAACTCTAGTCCGACTATCAATCTCTCTTCTTTAGGTAAGTAATCCCATACCGGCGGGTAGTGAACCAGGCAGGTCGCGAAGTCTTTCACGTACTGCTGGTGTCGTTTGCTGTAGTACGTGCCAAACCGTGCAACCT